AGAAAATATTATTAAGCATTAGCATTATGGATTCAAAGCTATTTTCTATCTCTGATATTAAACTTAACCCAAATAATCCTCGCATTATTAAGGATGATAAGTTTAAGAAGCTTGTACAATCAATCAAGAATTTCCCAGAGATGCTGGAAATCAGACCAATCGTAGTAAATAAGGATATGGTTATCCTTTGAGGTAACATGAGGTACAAGGCTTGCAAGGAAGCGTGAATAAAAGAAATACCAGTCATTGTAGCCGACAACCTCACAGAAGAGCAAGAGAGAGAGTTTTTGATTAAAGACAATGTATCAGGATGAGAATGGGACTGGGATATGTTAGCTAATGAATGGGATACTGAAGAACTCCAAGATTGGTGACTTGATATAGAATACACAAAGGAAGAACCACAAGCAGAAGAAGATGATTTTGAGGTAGATGAAGGAATTAAAACTGATATTGTACTTTGAGACCTATTTGAGATATGACCTCATAGACTTCTATGTTGAGACTCTACAAATATCGATGATGTGAATAAGCTGATGAATGGAGTAATTCCTGATTTAATTCATACAGATCCACCATACTGAATGAATGCAGTTTCAAAGAGCGGAGTTTTAAAAGAGAAATACGGAAATGATATAATGGGAGATGATAATACAGATGTTGCAAAAGATAGCTTCAATTTAATATATTGAATGTATAAAGACTCACATCATATTTGGTGGTGAGCGAACTATTACTCTTCAAATCTACCAGATAGTGAATGTTGGCTTGTATGGGATAAGAATAACGGATGAAGCGACCAAACAGACTGCGAACTTGCTTGGACAAATATAAGAAGTGTTGTTCGTCAATTTACACAAGCAAGCGAAAAAACAAATAGAGTTCATCCTACACAAAAACCAGTGTCTCTTGTAGAATTTTGTATAGAAAAGACAAAAGATAAAATAAAAACTATGGCTGATTTTTTTTGAGGTAGTTGAGTTACAATGGTAACTGGGCATCAAAAGAATATTAAAACACTTGTAATGGAATTTGATCCAAAGTATGTTCAGACTATAATCAATCGTATGATAAAGCTTGATTCAACACTAGAAATCAAGAGAAATTGAATACATTACAAACCCGTAATATCGGAATAATATCGGAATATGGCAAATCCAAATCCTAATCCATCCACGAGATTTCAAGAATGAAATCCTTGACGACCTGTATGAAGCAGAAGTGTCGAGACTCTTTTTCGTGATGCTATTGCTAAGATTGCAAAAGATCAATCAGTAGAAGATGTAGAAAGAGAGCTTGTTATAACTCTTCTTGCAAAGGCAAAGAAATGAGATATGAGGGCTTTAGAAATGTATTTGGATAGGTTGTATGGTAAACCAAAGCAACATACTGATATAACTACTAATGGAGAATCAATAAATCCATACAATACTAAAACAAGTGAAGAACTATTAAAAATGCTTGATGAAACAAAATAATGAAATCAAAAGAGAACTTATTAAAAGAGAGTTATCATTACGATTACTCTCTTATTTCGTACCAAAAGTTGATCCATTCTATTGAAAGCCTTGAAAGGAATATATATTCAAGCCATTTCATAAGATAATGACTGATGCTCTTGAAAGAGCTTTAAAATGAGAATGTAAACGAATAATGATTTCTGTACCACCACAACATTGAAAGAGTACAATCAGTACACAGCGTTTCCCTCTCTTCGCACACTTACAAGATCCTACACTCAACATTGTATCTGCTTCTTATTCTGGAGATCTTGCAAAGTCTCACTTATGAAAGATTCGCCAGATAGTTGAATCACCACAGTTCAAAGTATTATGAAAGCCTCTTAATCTTATCAAGAATGACTCACAAGAGTATCAATTGAAAGAAGGTTGATCATACTACTCTGTCGGTGTTGGTTGAGGTCTTACAGGTCGTCCTATTGATATTGGTATAATAGATGACGTTCACAAGGATCGTGCTGAATATGAATCGGATACTATTCGTAACTGAGTATGGGATTGGTATTCATCAGTATTCCAGTCACGTCTTCATAAGGACTCTATTATTATCGGAGTAATGACAAGATGGGGAGAAGATGATCTATTCTGACGTATTCTCAATACTGAATGAGATAAATGGGAAATAATAAATATTCCAGTATATAATGAGTCTGAAACAGATACTATATTTCCAGAGAGATTCCCTCTTGAATTTATGAAAGAAAAACAAAACTCTATGATTCCTCGTGATTTCCAGTCTCTTTATATGTGAGATCCTATAAACGAATGAGGTTGATCATTTAAGAAAGATTATTTTATGGAATATGAGAATCCTCCACCACTTGAATCACTTAAAGTATATACATTTATTGATCCTGCTATTAGCCAAAAGCAAGAGGCTGACTTTACAGCAATAGTAACAATTGGTATTGATCAGAATAATAGGATTTATGTACTTGATATATTTCACGAAAGAGTTGAGCCATCTGATTCTATAAATGCTTTATTTGAAATAGTAAAGAAATACAGACCTGAAAGAGTATGAGTTGAAGTAGTTGCATTTCAAAAGATGCTTGCACTTGAAATACGAAAGCAGATGAATATTCGCAATACTTTCTTTAATCTCGACGAGATAACTCCTATGTGAGAAAAGAACTCACGAATAAAGACAATATTGGAGCCTCGATACTCTAACATAAACATACTCCATCCGAAGTACAATAAAAATACAAAAGATCTTGAGCTTGAACTATTAAAGTTTCCAAACGGTAAACACGATGATATTATTGATGCTTTATCTGGAGTTGTAAGAATGGCAGAAGTAGAGAGTTATTGAGATAATGATTACATAGTTACACACTCGTATAATAATCTTTTTAAATAATGTTGATAATGAGAATTATTCTCATATAATAACTCTATATTTACAATCATATGGATATTCTTAGTCAAATTAGACAAGAGATAGAGTCTTCACAAGAAGTGATGAACCCTTGGTTTCTTCGTTATCAAGACTATCTTGCACAATATGTGAATCAAGATAAAGATGATAGTGTTATTCACGTTAACACTATTTATTCGATTATGCAGGCTGCAATGGCAGTTGAGCAATCTGATTCTCTGAATGTAGTAATGATGCCTCGTAGAGTTTGAGATATTGGTATCGCTGATGCAACGACAGATCTCGCAAAGTTCGACTTCGAGCTTATGGGTATGAAACAAAAGAACTTCCAACGTAACTGGGATAAATGGTTCTTCTGAGTTACTTACCTTCGTTCTTCTGGTTGGAATAAATGGGATCAGACAATAGAAACAGTTGTATGTGATCCTATGCTTCATCTTCCAGATCCGATGAGTGATCATATCACAAAGTCTCGTTTCGAGTATGATATGAGACGACTGATGAAAGATGAGCTGAAAGAAGAGTTCGGCTATAAGAGTCCAGAAGATATCTCTGGGGAGATAATGCAGATTAACGAAACAAGACAAGCGAACGACATTGTTTCATGACTCAATACAGACTGGACAGAGAAAGGATACATCGATGTATATGATGGCTTCACTTACATAGATGGAGAACTTCATATGGTTACGGTCGATTCAAGTATACAAATACTTATTCGTAAAGAAAAGATAGAACCACTATCAAAGAAAGAAGAGGAAATGGGAGTTCCTATGTGTCGAGTCCTTAACAAGAAATGGCTATCTCCTAAACGTTATCATCCTTGTGGAATATCTATTAACGATATCGCAAGCGATAAACAGCTAGTAAACCGTGTTCTTTTGAATCTTCGTCTGACTGATGCTAAGTTCTCGACATTCGGTCAAATGAATCTTGTGAACTCTCGTGTTGTAAAGAATCACGCTGAACTCTCTGAACCAAGTATTGAACCTAAATGGGTAGTTGCAAATGTTGCACAATGAGATCGTCTATCAGATGCAGTATATACAGTTCCTCGTCAATCAATGATACAGGACTCATATGCAATCTCTAATGAGATCAATCAGATCATTCAGCAAGACACAGGATTCGATGCACGAACACTTGGAGTACAATGAGACAAATCAGCAACACTTTGAGAAGTACAAACAATCCAATCAAATGCGAATCTCCGTCTATCTCTCGGTATTGAAATAGGAAACTGGGGAGAAGTAGAGTTCTGGAAAGATATGTGGTATGCTGGGTATATTCAGTATTTCGATAAGAAAGACACTAAGTTTATTCGTGTTACGAAAGGTTTTGGTACAAGTCTCACAGAGTTTACATATGATATGTTCCTTGGTGGAGAATCGTATGATTTCTTCGTAGAATCTAAGAAAGATGTAGAAGCAAGACGTGAGAAGATGAAAGCAAACTTTATGGCAATATATGCTATGATGATGCAAGATCCTTCAACGAAAGAATATGAGAAAGTTCTTCTTAAGCGTACAGCTTATCTCTACAATTGATTCTCTAAGGAAGAGGCAGAAGCATTCGTTATGCCTACACCTGATGAACTCAATGCTCGTGAATACGTTAAGTATATCAATGAGGATATGATGGATAAGGCTCGTGTAGAGTCTATGAGTGAAGATCACTATACTTACCTATACGTATACGAATCTGCTCGTGATACGAAAGTAAAACCAATATATATTGAAAATCGAAAGAAAGCGATTATACTACAGCGGGAACAATGACTTATGGATCAAGGAATGAATCAGTGAACAGGCTGAAACACAGGTGCTGCAAACCAACTGATTGCTAATTCTATGACTCAGTCAACTCCAACACTTAATTCTTTATCTTAAAAAACTATGGACTTCCGAAAAGATATGTTATCCGAAGAAATGCTCGAACAGCATATTGAGCAATGTAAGGTTGGGTATCTTGAATCGTATATCAATACACTCAAAATACCTTCACTTATATCTCGTTGTGAAGAAGGTACAAAAATGGATGATGTTTCAGATCAAAAGAAAGAAGCACTCGTCGAGCAAATCAAGGCTCACGAACTGAATATTAAGAATAACGAAGAACAAATGATCACTTTATCAGAGATTTATGATCGTCTCATTAACTTTCAAACACAATGTCAGAAGTAAACGTACGACCATTTAATCCAGAGACTCAAAAGGTAATGGACACAATAAGCGGTAAACTCACACAAAAAGAGATTATCCAAAATTTCTTTGGTCTTCGTGATTCTGTTGTTATTGCAGAAGATGGAAAGACAATCCTTGAGGTATTCGATGAATTCAAAGATCCAGAAGCACTCGTTTCAAAAGGTGTTGAATGGAATCCAGCACTTGAAAGACTTGGAGTCCAGAAGGAATACTTTGACTCACTACTCTCTAAATATATAGCATATGGAAAAAAAGATAGTCCTCAAAGCAATGGAACAACTGATACACTCACCTGAGTGGTCGATAGTGAAAAGCCAACTCGTGGAAGAAAAAAACGCATTGCTGAATAAATTGATGGTAAGTTCTATCAACTGGAATGAATCACAGATAAAAGCAATGATCGAGTCTATAAAAGTTTATGATAATATTATAGATTGTCCCGATAGAATATTTCAAAGTTATGGTGGTCAACTAACAACAGAAGAATGAAAATAACAAAAGAATCATATGACTCACTCATTCGATGAATGAGTATGGAAATTCCTGAAAATGCCACAAAAGCATTATTTCCATTAAAATACGGTTTTGATTATTATGACATTATAAAAGAAAAGTTAATGGATTATTGAATAAAGACTTGAGTGAGTCTATCAAAAAGAGACTTTAAACTCTTTTTAATTTGAGATGTGGTAGCCTACAAGTAGAAGAGTAAATCTCTTCTATATGGAGCTTATCACTCTAATCGCTGGAGACAGCATATATATCTAATTTTCCTTGTATGACACAATCTACAGACTTCACACCAGAAGATGGTGCTGAGTTCGCCTCTCTTATGGGCATAAACGAAGAGAACAACGAATCAGACGTTGAGCAACCAGAAGAGGTTGTTGAAACTGATGACGAAGAAGTAGTCGCTAATGATTCTAATGGTGAGAGTGATACCTCAACAGAAGATGAAGAAGCACCTCAGAAAGCTACTGAAACGCCAAAGAAAAAGTCCTGAATTGCAAAAGTTCTTTCGGAAAGAAATGAACTGAGAGCGAGAGTTGCAGAGCTTGAATCGAAGATAAAGAACAATGAACATACAACAGATGAATTTCTTGAGTATACAAAGACTGTATCTCGTCAATCTGCAACAGAGTCACAAGAAGTACAAAACCTTCTTAATACATATCCTGAATCAGCACAGTACGTTCAGAAACTTGAATGATACGCTGATCAGACAGGAGACTTGGAATCAGCTTATAAAGCATTTCTCGCAGTCAATAATCCTGAACTCTATGTAAAGACATTCGTATCAAAGCAAAAACAGGCACAAATTAATTCTGGGAAACTCACTCCTGCAGGAATAGCAGTCCCAAAGAATAATTCAAAACCTGTCACTAATTCTATCGATGAAGATGATGCAAATGACATATTGAAAGCAATGATGGGATAGCAAAATGCAGGGATTATACCCTAATTTTTACATACTATGCCAATCTCTACTCGTGCAACGATTGGTGCTAACGTCCTTCAAACGAAGGTTGCTAACACAATCATCAAGAACCTTGAGCCAAACCTTTATTTTTACGAATTTGGTGTAAAACCAGATGCTAATCTCAATGGTTTTGGAACTATCACTTGGCTTGCTCCAAGTAAACTTTCTATCTCTGTTGCTACTGCAACAATTACAGAAGGTACAAATCCAGCTTCACAGGCTTTTACTATCAATGCTATCATTGGTACACCTACTCAGTATGGTCTTTATGTTGAACTTTCTGATCGTCTTCTTAAAGCTTCTCCAGTAAACGTAATGAATCTTGCTGCTACAGAAGTTGGTAATAACCTTGCTCGTGTAATCGACCAAGTTGTTCAGACGGAAGTTATGGCAGGAACAAAAGTTCTCTATGCAAACTCTAAGGCTAACCGTGCTGCACTTGCTGCAACTGATATTATGACTGAAACAGATATCAAGAAATGTAGTGTATTCCTACGAACAGGTGGTGCTAAAGATATTGGTGGAGATTATGTTTGTATTGCACATACGTACCAAACTGGTGATCTTCGCTCTACTTCTGGATTCTGGATGGAAGCATCTAAGTATACTACACCAGACAAACTCTTTAATGGGGAAACTGGTAAACTTCACGGAGTTCGTTTTGTAGAGTCATGAAATGTACAAACATTTGCTTCTACAACAACTGTATACCCTGCTCTTATTTTCGGAAAGCAAGCATACGGAGTTGCAGACTTCTCTTCTCTTGAAGCAGTAATGAAGCCTCTCAATATTCACGGTGGTGCTTTGAACCTTGTTGCAGCAGTCGGAGCAAAGATTGATTTCGTTGCAAAACGTCTCAATGAACTTGCTATGATTCGTCTTGAAACAGGTGCAGCAACTTACCCAGTGTAATAGTTGTATTCTATAGAACTCTCTTCGGAGGGTTTCTAGAATCTAACTATTCACTATGCTTATAACAGACATTGCTTCATACATACGAGAACAGACAGGAGTAAACTCTCAGAATGTGACTGACTCACAAATATACCGTTATATAAATATATCCTATCACGAGATCGAGAACGCAATCGTTACGAATCTGAATGAGGATTTTTTCTGGAATGAAATTAAGGGGAATCTAACACTCTGACAGTCAGAATATACTTCAGATACAGCAATCGTAGGAAATACAAGTGGTACGAATAAGATTATTAGTGTTGCTATTGATTATAACGGAAATGGACAATATGTAACTGCTACACTAACTACAGGAGATGATCTTGAATATAAAAGATCAAATACTTCTGGACAGTATCCATTATTTCGTGTTATGGACAACTCTATAGAGATATTTCCAGCACCATATAAGAATGTTACCAATGGTATAAAACAAAGAGTCGTTCAGAATCTTATAGATCTTACGAGTTGAACTGCTGAGGCTGATATATTTAATGGTAAAATTCACGTCAATAATCACTATTTTATCGCACTTGGTGCTTTTGAACACGTATATCGTCAAAGACAACTTGAAAACGATGCAGTAAACGCAAGAAACGTGTTTCTCGCTAAGTTATACGGTGATAATGTTCGAGATATAGGTCTTCTCGGTCGTCTCAACAATAGAACAGTATCGACAATGAACTCAATAGAGCCAAATACTACTAAATTTCGATAAATTATGGACTGGAAACACACATTTAATGCGTTCTATAATGGAGAAACAGACGATACTTTTATCCCAACTGGAGACAAGTATCTTTCTTCATATAATATTGATCCATCTTCAAATCCACGTTATTTAAAACTCTCTGAAAGGCTCATAACAACAAATACTCTCACAACAACTGCGGATATAACTGATATATTAGCACTTCCTGGATCTGCATATGTATATACTGGAAATGGAAATGTGTTCTATAACTTAACAGAAGTAACAAGTACGATTGCTGGGTCTTCATATACATTCGCTCATTACTTATACAATAGTTCTTGACTAATGAAAGTATATGTTTTTGATGGTACAAATGTATACCGAATGGACTCTACACTTTCAACAAAGGAAGCAACAACAGCTCACGCAACTGGAATTGTTACGGCAGTCTGCCAAGCAACAAACACTCTTGTATTCTCAGTATGAAGTGTATTGTACCAAGTAAACAACTCTGGTTGAATATCTACCGTACTCAGTACACTCCCATACGGTATAAGTGTAAAGAAACTATACTTCTATAATGATGTACTTTACATATTCACACAGGATTGACCAGATGCAAAAATATATCAAGCTCGATACAATGGAAGTTCATATGATATACTTTACTGGCATACAAAAGAAGATATAAGTCTCTATGATATGTGCGGAACTGGTGGAAAAATGTACTGGACTTCTAATGTATGACTCTACCAGACTGATGGGGTTGATAGTAAACTCATAAAGAGGACTACATTCACTTCTTCTTCTCGATGTTCCATATTCCAGGATAATTTCGTATATATTATAAACTCAGGTGATGTATACAGGTATTGAACAAGTCTCCCATCATTTCCAAATCCTTTTGTAAAATTATACACACATAATACTTCACTTGCTTCTATAAATTGATCAATTATAGTTGAATCAAGATCTGGTGGTGGAACAGTAAAGACTCTTTCTTTTGGTGGAAAAGCTACAACAGGAGAAATCATAACAATGCCATATGATGCTTGAGTACTCTGGGCTGAAAAAAATCTGGAAGTTCTCTGTTTCCCTTATGAGCTTAAAACTGGGAATGACTGAGCAAGTATACAGGTACAGATACAAACAAATCTAATGGAGTTAAATGACTCTAATACTTATGTAAATCTTAAAACACTCAGTACACTCTCAAATAGTGTAAGCACGTGTAGAATAGATACACAGGAAATACTCACAGCCCTTGGTGCAAATGTTCCAGATTTTACATATTTTCGATTAAAATTCATACTTAATCGTTCCACTTCTACAGAATACAGCCCGAAAGTATACCAAGATATTTATATTGCAGGTTCTTGGGTTAACGATATTAAAAAGATATGATAAAAGACTCTCCAAACACACAGATAGACTCAAAAGATCCATCATTTGAACAAGTGCAAGGTATCAACAAGCAATGATATGATGCAAGACTTCTTAGAAATAAGGAGCTTGTATATTTTGCTTTCGATGTGTGGTCTTCTTCAGGTGCTACTTGAGATGGTACATTTCGTGTTTTAAAACTCATAGGGAATAATGGAGACCGTGAAACATCATACACACAAGAAATTATAACAAGTCTTGGTAACACTACTGCAAAGATCACAAGGTCTGGTAATATGTTTGTACAATGAGATTCATTTATACTTCCTTCTGGACACGTCTTGGAAGCATTTGCGAGTATATATACAGCTACACAAAATGTAGAAATACGACTAACATGATCATCATTTCGATATGTCAGATGAACAAGTAGAAATCTAACAACCACAAACGATAATTTCGCAGTTATAAACAGCTGAGCAACAGATATTATTGTAGACTTAAGGTTTGCAACAAGTGCATCTGATCGACCTATATTTTGATTATTTTTCAAGATATATTAACTTGATAATGAGAATTATTCTCATATACTAATAATAACTAATTTTTAAATTATGGACACTACTTATCCATCGAATAATAACGTAATCCCACAAGCTCGCTATATATCTACCCCAGAGGTTCTACTAGACGGACAGTTCGCTCCATCTTCTTGTGATATTAACGGTAATACAAATCAAAATCTGGCAACTCAGATTGCCTGAGAAGATCTTGTAAACGATAGAATGAAAATAGAATATCGTGGTACAAACACTTATATAAGTACTGCTACTACAACAGTTGTAAAAACTGGCGCATGACATTTACATACTGTTACTGTAAATGGATGAACAGCAGGAACAATTATTGCTTATGATAATACAGCAGCATCTGGTACTATCCTCTTCTCGTTTGACTCTACCAACGCTCTTTCAACATATACATTTGATATTCAATTTAATATTGGGCTTACAATTGTAACAAGTGCAGCTACAAAAATTACTATTTCTTATCGTTAATTATGGCAAATAGAATCCCCGCTACAAGAAATTCGATATGAACATTACGAATTCCTTCAAACTATCCAGAAGAGGCTCAATGCTCTATGCCACTCGAATGTAATGTATTTATGAAAAGAGGAACTGGTACTGTAGGGTTTACACGTGCTACCACAGCGACTGTGACCGATTTTGAATGATATGTAAAACCTGTACTCTCTGGAGAGGCTCGTTTTCTTGGTGCTAGACGTGTAAGGAATCTGACACCATATTCCCAAGATGTAAACTTTTGTAATAAGTTTAGTTTGACTGTATCTGGTACAAAGGTTGCATATACAGATGGGTCTTTGATTGGTCAGACTATAATATCAGATGCTACAACAGCAGTACATTATGTAGCTAATGGTACTTGACCTGTAATAATCTGAAATACATATCTATTTAGCGTATCTGTAAAAGCTGCCTGAGTGAACTATGTTCAGCTAGCATTTGCAGCAAGTACAGCATATCAAAACTTTAACCTCACAAACTGATCTATGACTGGTACTGCTGGTGCTGGTTCTGTAGTAGATGAGTGAAATGGTTGGTATCGTTGCACTGTTAAATTTGTATCAACACTAGGTACGAATGCAGGGCAAGCTATAGTGATTGTTTCATCTATGAATGATGGGCGCTTGCAGTCTAACTTATGAGATGGTATCTCTGGTATATCTGTTTGCAGAATGCAACTCGAAGACGTGACAGGACAATCAATCCAAACTCCTAGCGAGTATGTATCTACAAATGTCCTCTCCTCACCTTTTCACGGTGCGAATGTAGATTGAGTGAAATACTTTGATACTGATGTAAACTGAGTAGCAATACCAAAGACAACACTCAAATGATTTCTCAATGAGTGACAAAGAACAAATATATGTAACTACAGTGACTTGGCAGTTTCTGGTTGGTGACTCACAGCTTGTACGAGAACATACAATGCTGGTATAGCTCCAGATGGTACAAACTCAATGGTAAAGATTATACCAAATGTTGGGTCTAATAGTGCGTATGCTTACAATGTAAACATAACAACAACAGCACAACAATATACAGTATCTTGCTATGTAAAAGCTGACTGATTTAACTTCGTACAATTTCGATTTTCGGCATCAATTTCAAGTTGATATGCAAACTTTGACTTGCAAAATGGTGTAGTATGAACAAAGTCGTTATGGACTTCATCTGGAATAGAAACAACTTCCATCGCGTGAGTATACCGTGTATGGGCAGTTACTGACACAGTAGCAGCAACAACTGCAGCAATCGCAATACAAGTAGTGCCTGCTGCAAATAGTGGTTCAGCCGCTCCAGTCACCTGAAATTGAGTAAGCGGAATACTGGCTTGGGGTATGCAAATAGAAAACTGACCAAGTGTATCAAGCTATATCCCAACAACTACTACTACAGTAACTCGGAATACAGATGTACTTACCTATGATGTACGAAATGCTATAGCAAATCAGTGAGCATTATCTGTAGTATGCAGTATGAACGATAA